ATCCATATTGGTTTCGTGGACCAAATAAAACTGTAGACTTGGCAGTATTTCGTGATCACCCAGAGCATGGTAAACAAGTTCTATTAATTCAAAGAAAACAAGGCACTGTTGAGGGTGGTAAATTTGCTCTTCCTGGTGGATTTATTAACACATCTACTCCAAAGGGAGAAGTCTGGAGAGATGAACACGATACAGAAACTCCACACGAAGCAGCAGTAAGAGAAACTGCCGAAGAAACTGGACTTCAGTTAAATATGAAGGATCATGGACATCTAATACGACATGTCGGAGTTTATGAAGGTGGTGGAAGAGATCCAAGAGATAATGCAGAGGGATGGTCAAAATCTCACGCATTTACTGTAACTATACCACATACACAGGGGAATGAGGTTCGTGGTATGGACGATGCTGTTGGAGCGTCTTGGCATAGTGTAAATAATTTACCAGAATTAGCATTTGATCATGGTAGAATTTTATCAGATGCATTGACAGCAAGTAAAGGAAAGTAAAATGAAAAATTATTATAAAAGAATACTAATAGAAGCATTAAATGATTCTGATGCGGTAAACATGGAAAGAGCAGCTGCTCAAATTCATACTGAATGGATGAGAAGAAATCCAAAGCAAGACTGGAATGCTGCTCAACATGTTCCATACGAAGAATTGCCAGAAGCAGAAAAAGAAAAAGATAGAGATCATGTTAGATTAGTTCAACAAAATTTACACAATCCTTTACATGCCCATTATGAAAAATATCATCCAATGATTGCTGATAAAATTGGAGCAGTTCTCCATGATCAGTGGAGAGAGGGTCATCAATCGCGTGGGGGTGGACCTAGAATGAAAGGTGTTTCTACTGGAGGACAAGTAGATATAAATGTTCCTTGGCAAGATCTACATCCAGAATGGAAACACGAAAACTATGAGGCGGGACTAGCAGCAGTCCGTGCTTATAGAGATCACTTTTTATCGTGAAATCAACAGATCGTCCCTGGGACTTAGACGAAATCATAGGTCTTGTGGTCTTCGGGGGACCAACCGCAGTATATTGTTATTGGATTGGTTATGCCCTTTTTCAAATTATACATATAGGTGTTAACCTTATATAAGATGTGTTTAGTATAACTGAATATAAGGAACTATAAATGCAGGAACAAAGTAATAATACTGATAATTTTACAACAATTGGTATAGATCTTGGTCTTATGTTGGCAGGATTTTTTGGTGCGTTAATTCTAGCATTGACTGCAAAAAATCAAACTCCAGGAAGAGCAATAAGTTCAATTTTAGCAGGAGCATTATGTGCAAACTATTTGACTCCGATTGCACTTCACTTTATGCCAGAATCTATACAAGTAAATGGCAAATATGGTGCTGCATTTATAATGGGATTTATTGGATTGAAAACATTAGAATTAGTATATGATTTTGTGTCTAAGAAATTAAAGACAAAAAATGGTAAGATAAATATTGACATTAGCATGTGAACTGATATAATGGAGATCCCAATGCCAAGAGAAGTCAACAGAAAAGATTTAGTCCATTTACAAGCAACAAAAGATGGTAGATGCTTAGATTTACTACTTTCTATGAAAGAAATAGAAAAGGCAGTAGCAAGAGCAGAAGATCCAAAAAATGCTGATTTGATCTCATCTGATTGTTGCACTTGTTGGCCTATTGAAAAACCACCAGAATGTACATTCTGGAATCGTATTATGTTTAAGTGTCCGAAATAATAAAAAGGAGTTATATTATGAGCGTGAAGATTATTCGTTTGATTAGTGGTGAGGAATTAATCGCAAATGTTACTGAAACTGAAAATACAATTCATCTTAAAGATGCATCAGTACTTATCCCTTCTCCAGAGGGCAAACTGCTTCTAGCACGTTGGTTGCCATATGCCAATACTGATGGTGGCATTACACTAGAAAAGAAGCATATCGTGTTTGTAATTGATCCACAAAAGGAACTTGCTGAACACTTTACAACTGTAATTGTTAATAATCTAGTAGTTCCTGGAAAAAAGATTGTAGATCCAACAATGGGATCTGGTCTTAAACTTACAGTTTAATACTTGACAACACACATCCCATATGATATAATATGGTGATATTCCCGTAGCTCAGTAGGATAGAGCAACGGTTTTCTAAACCGTTGGTCAGTGGTTCGAATCCACTCGGGAATGCTTATGCGATACTACAAACACAAAATCATTTCAGCAAGATATTTGTTACCGTTTAAACCGTTAAATCGTTCACTTAGGTCAGACTTATATAATTTTGAAAAAGGAGTATTTTCTATGAAGAATCGTAGCATTTTCTTGGGTGTGGCATGTCTAGGGCTATTTGCAAATCTGTTTGTCGCATTTGCTGGAAAGAATCTCGAAACTACTACAGCAAATCTGTTCACAAATATTGGTAGCGTTGCTATCGCCTCTGCTCTTGTTTTCTTCATGCTCTCGTTTAAATCAGAGACAGAAGAACGAAATGAGCGTGAAGAAATCTATCGTGATATTGACAGCATTTATCGTCACATTGATGATCGTGTACGAGATGTCAGTGATGAGGTGAGGGATCTTCAACGATCATGTGAAGTTAAGTGCAATCAAAAGAAGTAATTTAATAAATAAAGGTTGATGATAAAAACCACATATTCTTACTCATTCGATGAGTTAAGTGGTAAACCTAAAAGATTTTTAGAAAATCAACCTGAGTGCAAAATAAAGGGTTACGGTGTCTCTATGGATACCGTAACCCTTTGTGTTTTATATGAAGATACTAATGCGTTTAATAAATTAAATAAATCATTACAAGATAAATTTAATTTAATTCCATTACATATAAATTTTATTTAGAATGGTCTTCCGTAGAAACTATTTTTACTATTAGTTCCTTTGAGAATAGGACCAGATACATTACTCACATTTGAAACAGCATTCACTAAAGCAGATGTAATCTGTACAAGATTCTCTGTGACATTTGTCTGTAATGCTGTTTCTGTATCAGGTGTTGAGCAAAATGTTCCTGGGGTTATTTCAATTGTAATTGCCTTGGATACACTTGCTCTCATCTTGCACTGATCAACTGTATGATTGTTTGTGCAGGATATGACTACATTATTGAAGTATTCTATACAAGATCCAAGTTTATTTTGTGCAATGTCTGGTGTAAAACTTAATTTATCAATGCTTGGAATATATACTTTTATTTTTGTTGGAAGTGATGTTCTATCTTCCACTGTATACAATGTGTCTAAGGTAATATATTCATTTCCATCTTCATCAATCTTTAAATCAATAACTTTAATTGGTGTTTCATTAGAACCTATCGAAACATAATCTCCAATTTTTATTCCATAATTATTAAATGAATTTTTACTATTTTTTCCAAATCTATTTTTTATAATAGTTGTTACGTATGATTGATTCTGAATAGTATTTGCTACAAAATATGGTATTTCTTCAAATCTTGTTTTATCATATCTTACTAGTGAACTAGAAAATACTTGTCCAGATCCAACATCTAAATTTACAATTCCTTCATAATAATTTTTAAATGTATAAGTGCCACTAAGATCTGCTGTTAATTCTGAATTAGGATCTGAGTATATTGCATTATATAAAGTTAAACTAGTTCCGGCAGACAACTGTGTAAAAAATTTACTAATTTCTTCCGGTATAACTTCATTTGTTTGATTTGTATAATCGACTAAGCACTTTGTATTTGATGTATGAAAAACAAAATTTGGAGTTGATAGTATACCACGAATTATACTGTTCTTTTCCGACTTTGATCTCTCAATAGAAAGACCATACATGACACCTTCTCTGACCAAAATTAATTTTTCTTTTTTGGTCTTAGATATATTTGTTTTTATGTTTTGTATAGGATTTTTCATGATCCGATATACGAAATAGTTGCTGTTCCTGAACTTGATCTAGCAAAAATTGTAGAAACTGCTGAGACTTCAAGATATATTGTTTCTCCAGCACTCAAAACATATCCAGTTGATGTCGATACACCTAACGAATTACCAATATAAACATCAGAAGTATTTGATGCTAAAGACTTTATTGTTATTCCAGACCTAATCGTTTCCGAGCTAACTTGAATTGGACTCGTAGATAAAGTCTTTTGTCCATGGAAGAATCTATTTGGTTTGGTAATAGAATTTACAATTACTTTAGCACCATTGCCAGATGCATTGATTAGATTTAAAATATCTAAAGCATATCCAGCATTTGCTGCTACAGTATTAATATTTGTTTTTAAAGAATCAATTTCATCTATTAGATCAGTATCGTCTATTGTAACAGATCCAGATACACCAACGGGTAAAGTAGAATATGCAGCAACTTCAATTGCTCCACCAGACAGAGTTCCTTGTATGGTTACAGGATCTCCAGTTCCAGTATATCCTTGTATTCTTAATGGACCACCACTGTTTGTAACTCCAGTAGTAGCAGATACAGAAACTGAGAATGTAAATCCAGCGTTAGTTACCGCGACTTTAAGTGAATCTCCAGATCTACCTAGAGCAAATCCTCCAACATTTAAATTCGTTTCTACGTATGTTGATCCACCAGGACCATAAACAGATACAGAATCATCAAATGCTGTTAACTGGAATCCACCGCTAATTCCAACATCACCATAAACATAAACACTATCTGTTGTGTAACTTAAACGTCTTCCACCAGTTACACCAATAGCAGTTGCTCCACTTACACCAAATATAGCAACGCTGTTTAAAATATTTACATATCCAGTAACACCAACAGGTCTTCCATTTGTTAAACCTTGAATGTAACCAGATATTCCAACAGGAGCATCAGTTGATAAAGTAGAACCAATAACAACCAGAGGGATACCAGTGTTTGTTCTTACATAGAAACTGCCAGTTCCGGATACAGTTCCAGATACACCAATAGCAGAACCTGTTGAACCATATATCTTGACAGGTGCAGGATAAGATTCATTTACTCTATATGTGTAATTTTCATCTCCCCATGCTAGTTTTGATATTTGAGCATGTGAAGCACTAAAACCTACTGCTCCACTTGTACCATAATCAGTTGCAATGACTGCGGTGTTCGAATTCGCTATTGAAACTTCAATGTTATCAGCGGTATATACTGCCATTTATTATTCCCTTTTATCTTATATATACTTAGTCTTGACAATGGTTTAAAACGTGGTATAATATACAAATGATATTTAATATAACAAAAGAAGAATTTTCTAAAAAAGTTGAAAAGTATGTGAAGGAAAAAAACACATCATATATGGATGCTGTTGTATATTTCTTCGAAGAATATTCATTTGATTTTTCATTAGCACCTAAACTTTTATCTCAACCTCTTTTAGAAAAAATAGAAAAAGAAGCAAGAGAACTAAATTTTTTACCAAAAATTAAAAATAAATTACCACTTGCTTGACAAGTAATATTTATCATAGTAAAATAACAAAGTGGGGAGTTCCCACAAAACATCAAGACCAAGGTAGATCCTTGGGGAAAGTAGACAATTATGGGTTTTAGCGATTTGAAAAAGAAGTCAAAAAATGGAATCGATGATCTTATTAAGAAAATGGAAGATCAAACAAAGTCTAAAGACTATAAAGATGATCGATTTTGGCGACCAGAACAAGATAAGACTGGAAATGGTTTCGCAATTATTCGATTCCTTCCTCCAGTCGATGGCGAAGATGTACCATGGGTAAAGGTATACAACCACGCATTTCAAGGTACAGGAGGTTGGTACATTGAAAATTCTCTAACAACTTTAGGTCAAAAAGATCCTGTTGGAGAATTGAATAATCAACTATGGAATTCAGGTCTTGAATCTGATAAGGATTTGGCAAGAGTTCGTAAGCGTAAGTTGACATACATTGCCAACATTTATGTTGTATCGGATCCATCGAATCCTCAGAATGAAGGAAAGGTATTCCTTTATAAGTTTGGAACTAAGATCTTTGAGAAGATTCAACAAGTCATGAAACCAGAGTTTCAAGACGAAGAAGCAATCAATCCATTTGATTTTTGGAAAGGTGCAAATTTCCGTATCAAGATTCGCAAGGTAGGCGGATATACGAATTATGATGCATCGAAGTTTGATTCACAGTCTGCACTTTCAGATGATGATAACAAGTTGGAAAAGATTTGGAAAGCACAATATCCTCTACTTCCGTTGATTGATGCTTCTAACTTTAAGTCGTATGATGAACTTAAGGCACGTCTATATGAAGTTCTTGGTGGAGATATTCGCGGTGCTGCTCCTGCCCAAAAGACAGCAGAAGATATGTCTGAAGAACTTGTAGAAAAGAAACCAAATCTAAAGACAAAGAAACCAGTTGAAGAAGATGTTGATGATGAATCTGATGCTCTGAGTTATTTTCAGAAACTAGCAGAAAACTAAAACAAATTTCTCTTCCTTATCCTAGAACAGTCCTCCAAACCGGAGGACTGTTCATTTTTGTTAATATATTATTAATATCATTGATATTAGGAGTGTTTATATGGTTATATGCTGGAGAATCATAATTACCAGGTTGAATACTTGTAGAAGGTGCGCTTCTATTGTCTCGAATACTTTCATTCATTTCTTGTGTTTGTTCATCATCTTCAGATTCTTTTGATTTTTTATTTCTAGACATCTGAATAGCAGTTCTTTCTGCCATATCTTTTTGTTTTTCTTTTTCTAATTTAAAATTTCTAGTTTCAGATTCTATATTATCATAAAATGATGTATTTTTTATAGTTTGAATATTCTGATAATTATTGGTTTCATATAAATTTCTTTGATTTGTTATTTCATCTTTTGTGAAAACACCATCAGTCATATTTTGTGTAGGCTTTTCTATTTCTAATGAATTTTTAATAACATTATTCAAAGAATAATAATTTTCATTGTTAGTGTTATTGATTGTGCTGCCACTTTTATTAGAATAACTATAGTTTTTAATAAAACCATTTTCATATTTTGTTTCACTATTATTTTCAAAATTTTTATTTTCTAAATTTATAACACTTTTGATATTATTATTTTCTTTAGTTTGAAAATTGTATGAGTTATTTGTAGATGATATATTGGATGATATATTGGAAGTTGTTTGATTGTTTGTATTTGAACTTTGTTGACCTGAATTTTCGCTTAAATATAAATTATTTTCTTTAGTTTCAAAGTTGTATGAGTTATTTGTAGAAGAAGTATTAGAAATTGTTTGATTGTTTGTCTTTGAACTTTGTTGGTCTATAATTTGATTTAAAGACAAATTATTTTCTTTAGTTTCAAAATCATATGAATTATTTGTAGATGATATATTGGAAGTTATTTCATTGTTAACATTTGAACTTTGTTGACCTGAATTTTCGCTTGAATATAAATTATTTTGTTTAGTTTCAAAATCATATGAATTATTCGTAGATGTTATATTGGAAGTTGTTTCATTATTTGAATTTGAGTTTAATGTTTTTGTAAAATTATTAAATTTATTTGAATTTAATGTTTGTTGGTTATTGTTTAGCGATACAGTAGTTGGTTCTGTATTTACTATATTAATATATTCATTTTTTAAATCTGTAGTCGGAATGAAATTATCTTTTAATATATTTTTATTTTCTAATTTATTATCAATAATACTTGTATATGATTTATTGCTAGAATCATCGTAATTTGTTGTATAATTTTTTTTTAAATCTTCAATATTATTTGTGGTATTATTTTTTATAACATTTTGTATAATATTTTTAGTTTCGTTTTTTCCTTTTTGAGTGGAATTTTCTGATTTATCAATGTTTATGTTTATATTATAATTATTAACCGATCCAGAATTTTGTAAAGGATTAACATCTTCGAATTTTGGAAGTTCGTTACCTAAATTACTATTTTTATTTAAGAATACTAAGTTAGATCCTAAACTATTTTCTAATTCCGAATTTGTTTGTTCTCTTTTATCCATATCTTGAATTTGCCTTTGCTTGTATAGTTTTTAGATTTTGTTCTTCTATATGCTGCCTCAGTTGTTCCACAAATAAGTCTCTTTCCCAGGGAATCATGCTTTCAATATCAGATAAATTTTGTTTTTGTATGTGTACTAAATTAAAATTTAACTTAAAAAGGGAATTCAAACTTATATGGCTGAGGCCTATTGAAAAAAATCCCGCATTCCTTTTAATATTATTGATCGATCAACACCATCACTTGTTTTGTAATTTATTTCCTTTTCTATCTTTGGCATAGTTTTAAAAAATTGAATTAACATATCAAAATCTCTTTTTGATAAATTTTCAATAAATTCTACTATTGTTTCTCTGGAAACTTCTTTTGAATGTATCAATTCGTCTTTAGTTTCAATATATTCAATACAATCAACTAACATATCATAATAATCACTATTAGTTGTATTGAGTAAATATTCTATTGTTGGATATTTCATTTTAATATTCAATTTAGAACCAATAGTAAAGATATCTTTATGATTTTCATCATATATTGGTTTTATATCTTCTAAATTTAAATTTATATTAATTTTTTCATTAGTCTTTGGACATATAAATGTAGTTTGTAAAAGTTCTCCAATTGATTTTGCTCGAAGACAGATAAAAAAATATTCTATATCAAATACAGGAAGTTTTTTTGATTTTTCTGGCAAATCAAAACAGGAATCTATAACTTCAGTTAAAGTTAATAGAAAATCATTTGAAGAACCAGTTTGATTTGCTATTATTAAATTTTTTTCTTCTTTTACTGTAAATGGTCTAAAAGAAATATTTTTTCTAGTAGAAGGTTGTTCTATAAAATATTTTGGCAAAGAATTCTTTAAAATTTCAACTAGTTTGTTCATAATGACCTCAATACTGATTATATGTGTTGAATTGGAATGCAACGGTAAATGATGGATATCCAGTTCCATCAGACGATAGCGAAGTTGGGCTTATTTGTGAGGGAAAACACTCTTCTAGCATAAATGCAGATGTTACTTTATCTTGGGAATCTGAAGATAAACATTCTATGAGAATCTGCCCAACCCCTGTTTTATAATTTACATAATCTTTATAATTTCCAGTAGAAACTGCGTCTTTTACATTTTCAACACTCAATGCTTCTTTAAAGTTTTCTGTAAATATTGGAGAAAAACTTTCTACAGCTCCACTAAATCTATTTGATAAAAAATCATCAAAATTTGAACTTTGTGGTGGTTCAGAGATTATATTTGAATTTTGACTAGCATAATTATTATATACAATTTCATTCATCCAAGTTTCTAAAAATTTACGTTCAGTCCAATCTTGATACACTAAGAATGTCATATTACATTGTGTATAATTTCTTTTGTTTGGAACTTTACGTGTTGGTCCCCATATATCATGCTCATAAAATGAAAAATTTCTACCAGGTAATATTACTGCCATTGGATAACAAAGTAGAAAATTAGAAGCATAATCAACAAGAGTAACCCTGTACTTGCTTGCTATTTGTGGTCCTCCTTGTTTGAGAACCGCTTCTCTAAATTCAACCATTGTTTTACTTATTGGCATCGAATAACTCTTTTTCTGTTAAGATTACAAATTTCCAAGAATGCTTTTCACAAAATGCTTTTGCTGCTTCCCATTTACTAATATTTATTGAGTAATTTATATTTTCTGTTAATATTGACTTTTTACTTTTATTTTTCTTGTGTTTTGGTTCTTGTGTTTGTTTATATGGTTTGATTTCTACAATCAAAGTTTCAACTTCTCCCAGTTTATTCTTTTTTTCGACTATAAAATCAGGCAAATATATGTGGGGTTTGTTGTCGATTGGTGAAATGTATGGAATTTTTAGAGTTTCAAATGACCATCTTATAACATTTGTATTTTCGTCTAAAAATTTACAAAATTTTCTCTCCCATAAGGATCTACAAATTATTTTTTCGTGGTCGCCTATATATTTTGTAGTATTTTTAGGAATAAATTTAGTTTTATAGGGCATCTAAATATTTAGGGGAATTAAATGGCATTTTCAGCAAACGTACCATCAATGGCGGAAGGGAAGAAAATATTTATTTTTCCTAACGAACAAAATGTCGTCACGTCTATACCATTATGGATGAAATTCTTCTGCTATGACTATAATGCTAGTGCTGCTGGTAGAGCTTCTGCTTATAATAGATCCCAAAATGTAGTAAGCATACCTGGAATGACTAATTTAAAATCTTTAATTTGTGTTCCAGCACCAGCACATTTTGTGTCTAGCACACAACATACTTATAAACCCGAAGAAAAAATATATGAAGATGATATTGTTAGTATGGGTATTTCTGCTACAAAAACTGCTATAACTATTGCTGACTTTGCACTTATGCTAGCAAATCCAACATATTTATTTGGTAGAATTGGATTGGAACTGGGAAAATATGCTGCAAATAAAGGTTTAGAGTTAGCAGGATATAATCAATTAATTCAGTCAGATTTTACAGATCAAGTTTATAAATCTGGTGGTCAAGTCAGATCTTATGAAATATCTTTATATATGCCATGTCTTAGCATAGAAGATTCTCGAAAAGCAGGTGAAATTATAAGAGCATTTGAGGCACTTTCACTTCCAACCGCCACTTCTTTGTTGGATGCTAAGTCTACATTTTTTTATCATCCGCCATTGTGGATTTTTGGCATTGGTCCTTTAGATTCTTATAAATTTGATCCGGATTGGTCTGGATATCCACAAATATCAGTATTGAAGGCTGTTAAATCTAAAAAAATAGCATTAGATGTTAATTCATTGTCTGCTTTAAGTAATGGATTGGGTGTATTTAAACCAATAGCATATACATTGACATTAATATTTCAAGAACTCGAACCCGCAGTTCGAGTTACTGGTCTTGGAACAGAATTATCAACATTTATAACAAATAGATCTGGTGTCATTACTTCTGGTGGCGTAAGACTTCCTATAGTAAATCCACTATAACAGGAAAAAATAAAAATGCTATTTGATAATTACGAAACATTTATATACGAGTTAGATGGAAGAAAAATAACTTTAACTGATATATTCAATAATATATCATTTTCCAATGTAGAGAATAATAATGCTTTTTTTGATTATTATATCCAAGAGGGAGAATCCCCAGAAGCAGTCTCTGCTAGATTCTACGGAACAACATCATATTCTTGGTTAGTTTTATTGGTAAATAATATTATTGACAGAAAAAATGATTGGTTTGAAGGTCAAACTGAATTTGCCAGAAAAAGAGATTTAAATTTTGG